TCCGCGCTCACTGGCGCTTTTGAAACGGTTGTTAAATCCGCCGCGTTTTACAAAATCGGAAAAATGTTGGTTGATTTGGGTGTTGAATCCGTCAACCTAGCATCCGATTTGCAGGAAGTTCAAAATGTTGTTGATGTTACGTTTGGCGCGGAAGGATCGAAAAAGATTGAGCAATGGGCGGCAACGGCGGCGAAAAATTACGGCATCACTGAATTGCAGGCAAAGCAGTATACATCCACGATTGGCGCAATGATGAAATCTTCCGGCCTTGCCGGAGATGAAATCGTGGATATGAGCACCGCGATGGCTGGTCTTGCCGCCGATATGGCATCGTTTTATAATTTGCCTTTTGAAGATGCGTTTCAGAAAATCGCTGCCGGGCTGGCTGGCGAAACAGAACCGCTTCGCCGCCTTGGTATCAATATGTCGGTTGCGAATCTGGAAGCATACAACCTTGCCCATGGGATAGAAACTGCATGGGAGGATATGAGCGCCGGGGATCAAATAATTCAGCGGCAGAAATATCTGCTGGACGCTGCGGCAGACGCTCAGGGCGATTTCCTGCGGACAAATGATAGCTTCGCCAATACGCTGAAACGCATAGAAACATCCCTGACAACGCTGAAAAGCAATTTGGGCGAAGAACTGATGAAGCTGGCGAACCCGCTGACGCAATTCATGGCGGATTTTCTCGAAATGATCACCATCCCGAGCGGGGATAACGTTCTTGACGATACCGCAAAATCCATTGCCGATGCGGAAGGGCAAGCCACACAGGCCCAAGGCATTCTTGCGTATATGGATGAACTGCAAAAGAAATACGGCGATGCGGCGGCAAAAACAGGGGAATGGGCCACTGCTATGGGGCAGTTGAAAAGCGTTTTCCCGGAAATCAACAAATTTATTGACGAGCAAACTGGGAAACTAACCATTTCCAATGAAGAACTTGGAAAGTATATCCAAAACACCAAACAGGCCGCAGAGGCGGAAGCCCGAAGGAAAGCAATTTCAGATGCGGCTGAAATGAAGGTAGCCACCGCGCAGGAATACTATACTACGGAAGTGAACCGGGACATTGCCCAGTCGAAAGCCGATGAAGCGTGGAATTCAATCGTTTCTTTTATCAAAAAATACGAAAAGAATTTCACGGGTCAAGGGCTTGACTTGAAGCAGTTGATGGCGGTTGCCAGAAACTACAATATGAGCGAAAACGGCGGGCCCGGCAACCAAGCATATAATGACGCGGAAGCGATGCTTTCCCAGCTTGAAAGCATCTATCAGGAGGAAACGCAAAAAGTCGGTGAATTAAATACACAACTGGGCGTTCTTTCTGAAAAAATGGCATCCACTGCGGCGCAATATGATATAGCTGTTGCTGCTCTGGCACGGATGGAAGCGGCAGCGGCGGCGGCGGCTTCTGCGCTTGATTCGGTTGCGTCAAGTGGCGGCGGGGTAGGTGCTGGCGGCTCTTTTAACATGGTTATCGGTGGCGGAAAAGGGAACCCGAATGTAACACTTACGCCTTTTGCCGTTGGCCTTGACAGCGTTCCTTTCGACGGTTTCCTTGCATCCCTGCATGAGGGCGAAAGCATCCTGACTGCCGAGGAAGCGCGGGTGTGGCGAAATCTTAAATACGGCCCGAGCCTGAACAATCAATTTGATTACGGTGCCATGGGCAGCGCAATCGGCGCGAACATGCCGAATTTCAACGGTATGCAAGTTGTTTGGAACGGGCAGGTTTTAGGCCGCGTGATTGCACAGCAGCAGGCAAACAGCCTGAGAACGATGGAAAGGAGCGGATGGCGCGGATGATTTACTTTGATTCGGTGGCGCTGGAAAGCGTGGCCCCGGTAAAGGTTGATGACATACACGTTTCCCCCATCCCCCTTTCCCCCGTCACCCGGCAGCGCGGCATACAGTTCGGCGCGGACTATGTGCGGATGAACGGAAACCCCAGAACCGTGAATATCACCTTTGCCATATTGGAAATGAACCGGGACGCCCGGCGGCATTACCTGGACGCGATCACCAATTGGGCAAAGGTTGGGGAAAAGAAATGGCTGCAACTGCCGAACTACGACGGGCGGCATCTGGAAGCCGTTTGCACGGCCCTGCCTGAACCTTCCCTTCGGATGTGGTGGGAAAGTAAATTGAGGTTGGTTTTCACCTGTTTCGATGACCCTTTCTGGATTTCCAATGATGAGAAAAGCGCGGCCTGTGGCAGCGCCTTTTTTGTTGGCGGGAACGCGCACGACGGGCCGCTGATGCGGATAGAAAGAACCCTATCTTCTGCCGCGTCCAACCAGGCATACAGCGACGGCACCGACACGATGACCTTTTCCAGCATCCCGGCGGGAAACATGGTGATTGATTTGAACCGCCAGACCGCAGCGGTGGGCGGGGTAACGTTCATGCAGAATTATACCTTTGGTTCGCACTTCATCCAGCCGAAAAACGGGACACAGACCATCACCGGAACCGGAACCATCAAATACCGGGAGAGGTGGGAATAATGGATTTCCTTTTCTTCAACGCGGCGAACCAGCCGCTTTTCACCCGCAACGACGCGGAACAGGCCGAATGGACGGTTGAGCAGTTCTCCTTCTTCGGCCTGTTTCCGTACAACCCCGACAAAGTGTTGGAGCGCGGGCAGCGGATAGCGTTTCAGGACGCGGACGGCATCTGGCAAGCGTTTGAAATCCGCAACTGCAAAATCTATGAGCCTGACCATTATCAAGAAATCACTGCCGAGCATATTTGTGTATCTGAACTCACGGATGATCATGTATCCCCCAAGGAATGGGATAACGTGCCTGTTGGGACGGCGCTGGCGTCCATTCTGGGCGGCACATTGTGGAGCCTTGGCAATGTGACCGCAACGGAAATCAGCAGCGGCAGCGCAAGCTATGGCAGCGCGTGGCAGGGCGTGAACACCATTATCAGCAATTGGAACGTGTATATCACGCCCAGGGTCACCATCGGCCCGAACGGGATCACCGGGCGATATTTGGACGTTGCCCCGGCGCAGGGGAATTGGCGCGGGCTGCGGTTGAGCATCAACAGCAATATCGAGCAAGCGGGCGTAACATACGATGATACCAACCTTTTAACAGCAATGTACGGCTACGGCAAAACCAGCACCCCGGAGCAGCCGATCACGCCCACATCCCCCGAACCGCAGGACTTAGACCCGGTAACGCTGACATTCGCAACCGTTACATGGACGGAAACAGCGGATCACCCGGCAAAGCCAGCGGGGCAAGCGTACCTTGAAAACCCCACAGCGAAAGCCTTATATGGGCGCAACGGGCGGAACCGCTTCGGATTCTATCAAAATGGGGATGTAACCAGCCCGGAAAAGCTGCTTGAACTCACCTGGGCCGCGCTGAAAAAGGATTCGGAGCCGATTATCAGCATTGAAGGCACACTGCACGATTTGAAACGGCTGGGCTATGCCGACCAGACAATCCGCCTTCATGATACCGCGATTGTGGAGATTCTCCCGGCCGGCGTGGAGGTGCAGCGCGAAATCATCCAATTGACGGTGGATTTGCTGAACCCGCTAAGCACCGTTGCCACCATCGGCGCGTATATCCCGAACATTATCTATATCAACAAGGAAACCGCAGAAAAGGCCGAAAGCGGGAGCAAAGGCAGGGGCGGCGGCGGCGGTGGCGGACGCGGGCAGACGGACGCGGAAAAGGAGTTCTCCGAGTTTCAAACGCAGATTTCCGCCAACCAGTACCAAATCCTGCTCCGGGCGTGGCAGCAGAACATCAACAACGAAATCCTCAAGCAGGCGGGCATCCAGCTTGATGCAAACGGCGTGCTGATTTATGCGGAAGGCCCGAACCAAATCGGCGGGAAAATCAAGGTACAAAAGGAACGGATTGACCTTGTGGTTGAGGGTGAAGGCTCAGGCGCGGAAATAAAAGCAGCGTCTATTGTGCTTGCAATCAACGATGATGGCGGGACAATAAAGCTAACCGCAGACACGATAGATATTGATGGTGTTGTAACGGCGTTGGCTGCAAAAACCATCGGTTGTTATGCGCTTCAAGCTGAATCCTCTATCTCCACAACTGACATGACATTAAATGGCGAATTGGTTGTATGGGACAACATCACATGTCACCAGCTTGGGAGTTTCAATAGTTTAAGAGTGAATGGCACATACGCAACCTGGCAAAGTGCAACCGTTGTCACTGGCATTACAGCGACGCCTCAATTTACTGTGAAGGATACGGGCGGAACGAACCGCACAGGGCGATTGATCACCAATTATAACACCGCGACAATCAGTTATTTGGGAGGGGCTTCTTCATGACAATCAACGACGGAAAAGGGCTATGGGACAAATACGGCCTGATTTCCGAAATCAAAACAAAAATGGAAGTTCTGGCGGACGCGAAAGGGACGCTCAGGTGTGGCCTGATTTGGGACATTACGAACATGGTGAAAGCCCTGGAGGGCAATTTGAAAAAAGACGATGAAGCGCAGGCCGCGAAGGTGGAAGAATTGAAGCGCATCATTCAAGGGGAGGCGGTAGGAAATGGCACAGTTTAAACAATGGTTTACCCAAGACCTGACCGAAAGCATTGTTGTTCGGCATTGTGAATCCGTGATGTTCACGGGCGATGACAAAGGCGCGGTTGTGGGCGTGCGGTTGTACGATAATGGAGCGGCCTATTCTGGTGGCGGCACGGTCACGGGCGCTGTGAAGCGCTTAGACGGCGGGCTGGTGGCCCTGACGGGCACGCTTTCCGGGAACGCCGCATCTGTGGTGATTCCCGCAGTGGCGCTGGCCTATCCCGGCCCCATCGGTGTGCATGTGGTACTCACACAGGGCGGCAGCACCACAACCGTTCTGAAAGCGATATATTCCGTTGATGATAACAGCGGCGCGGCGGTTGACCCCGGCACCATCATTCCCAGCATCAACGATCTGATTTCTGCCATCGAAAGCGCCGTTGCGTCCATCCCCTCTGATTATTCCGCTTTGCTGCATACTCTGGCCCCCGATTTCAGCGCGTCCAAGGCGTACTTTTCCGGAGATTATGTATGGTATAACGGCACCTTGTACCGCTTCATTTCTGACCATGCCGCGGGCTCCTGGACAGGAACGGACGCGACGGCGGCAGTGGTTGGGAATGATCTTAGTAACTTAAAGAGCGCATTTGAAGATTTAAAAGACGGCATTCCGATGCTTGCTACATATATCGGGAAAGGCAATTGGAGAGGTACAACATTTACTACTGGATACCCGCATTATGATTGTTTAATTGTTGATTTTCCAGATAATTACGATAGCATTAGCATCGTAATGGATCAATATTATGCATATTGCGATTTTAGAGACGCAGACGGAAATTCAGTTACGCCATCACCTGTTATGTCATTTGAAAATAACTATACAACAAAAACACAGGGAATTAAAAAAGGATATTTGAGATTGTCACCAACAAATCAGGGTGGATCTGGAAATGGCGTAACAATGTATCATGATTTACATGTTTACGTTTCCATGTATGTTAAAAAAGGAGTCGGAATAAATCTATTTAACAAAAACAGTACCGATGTTAAAAATGGTTATTATAGAGATGCGAACAACGTAGAGAGGTCGCTTGCAACTTTTAGCTATTTGTATATTGATGAAGGGATTGAGCCCGAGAGCAGTTACATGATAAGTGGTTCTGATCAAACTGGAACATTTATCTGCTATTATAATGGGGACACTTTTTTAAGTGGGAAAAGCACGGTTGAGGTTAGAACATCATTCGGTATCACAACACCGGAAAACTGTAATAAAATATGTATATCATATTTAACTGCAAAAAAGGATACTTTGCAGGTTGAGAAAGGTTCTTCCGTAACGCCATATGTGCCTTATCACGTTGGAATAAATACAGATGAGTATAATCCGCGATCCATAACAAGGGATAAGGTTGCATTTGATGTTTCATCGACATACTTCTGCACAGTTGGAACAAATGGGACATATCCCACATTCAGATCATGTTTTGCGTTTATTGAAAGCGATACTCAATACAGTGATTATGATGTATATGTTCTTGATGGATCATATGATATCAAAAGCGAGTTCACTGCTGAAGAAAGAGCAGTAAGTGGGTTCATAGGTTTAACGATACCGAGGAATACTTATATTCACGGGTCGGATAAATCAAGAGTTATTATTGATTACGACAATTCTGAAACCCTGTCAAATGCCATATCAACTTTCAATATCAAAGACAATGTAAATCTGAAAAATCTTACTATAAAAGCCGAATGGATCAGATATGTAATTCATGACGATTTCAGCACTGTTGATTTTATAGCGCAGAACAAAAGAAGTTATAGATATATTGAAGACGTTGATTTTATTGGTACTACGCTTTCCATGGGTTACTGTTACGGAGCAGGAACAAAAGGAGGCGCAGACTGGCATTTCCGCAATTGCAGATTTATTAACATGGGACAGGAATATTGTTTCAGTGTTCATGACTATGCAAATGGGCAAGTTGAATCTAATGACAATTTCCATTTTGATAACTGTGAATTTATTGCAAGTGGTACAATCCCGGTACGGTTTACGCCAATGAAAGGCAACCAGACGATGTTTGCGTCAATCAATAATTGTCATATCCTTGGTATTGTGGTTGACAGCACTCTTGGACAGAATCCAACATCAAAAATAAAGATCAATGGTGGTGGCAACACAAGCGGTATCGTTTTGACATATGGAAGCACATATGACGAAGAAAACAGCTTCATTACGCTTACCGATATGACATCTGCAAGATTCAACAAAGGATCAGAAGCCATTTCTGCTGGTGATTATGTCGGAATTGAGGACACATATAAAGGATTCTACAAGCTTCCTTCTGCTTCTGGTGCTTATGGAATTGCATTGGACGACATTGCAGTTGGTGGATTTGGATATTGCACGGTGATTAACTAAAAGGTCGCTTTAAAACACCAAGGAGACGAACAATGTACACAGCATCATGGGTACAATTTCAGGTCGATGCGATGAAAGCCCGGAACGCTCCAAAAGCCGACATCATCCGCGCTACCGCTGAATTGCGTCTGGGCTGGCAATACGTTTATGCCTCCCAAGGGCAGGACTGCACACCTGAATGGCGCAGAAGCCGAATCTCGTATTGTCCCTCTCAAAAATATGTGGACATGATCAACAACAATTGCCCGATATTGAGCAGAAAACAGCTCGCTTGTGACGGATGCGGCTACGTTGATACAGACGTTTTCGACTGCGCCGGGTTCGTGTTGAGCGAAATGCAGCTTGCGGGCGTTCCGTTTTATGGGCAAGGGGCCAGCACACAATGGAATACCCCCAGCAATTGGGCGGCGCAGGGAACCATCGCCACCATGCCGCGTGATCTGGTCTGCGTGATCTACAAGCGCAAGGACGATAAAATGATCCATACCGGGTTGAGCATGGGCGATGGTTCGGGCGGCGTGATCCATTGCTCCACATTCGTCAAGCGCGGGAACGCCTACACGGACAACAGCCCGTGGACGCATTGGGGCATCCCGCGCGGCCTGTACACAACCGATGAGCTGAGAAAGGCGGGCCTGAACGTGGACGATGAAAAGAATATCCCCACACTGCGGCGCGGGAGCCAGGTGGACGAAGTGGCTGACTTGCAAATGTTGTTAAACTCCAAATTCGGCTATGAATTGGAGGTTGACGGCAACTTTGGCAAAGCCACGGAAACCGCCGTGAAGGACTTCCAGAAAAAGCACGGCCTGACCGCTGACGGTGTGGTTGGAAAAAAGACCTGGGCTGCGCTGGGTGTATCCCCTGAGATCGTCAACCCGCCTGTTGACAACGGGAACAACGAATCTCAGCAGCACGAAAACCCGCCCACCATCTGCATACCATACGCCGATTGGCTGGAAATCAAAGCGGCGATTTCTGCAGCGTACCACATTGTCAAAAAACATGAGGGGGTGGAGTGAATGAACGAAGAACAGTATGCCGAGGTGGTGGCGAAACTTGCAAGCAACGAAACGGAACACAAAAGTTTTTGCCGCCGCCTTGACGAACATGATGCACTACTTCGGGAGCAGAACAAAATCGTTGTAGCAATTGAAAAGCAATCAAATGCAATCGAAACCATGAATAAGAGCATGGGCCGGGTGGAATCGAAGGTTGACAGCCTTTCCGGGCGCGTGGACGCGATGGAAAAGGAACCGGGCGAAAAGTGGAAGAAAGTCACCTGGGAAATCTTGAAATATGTGCTTCTGGCCGTCGTTGGCTTGGTTGTTGGCCTGATCGTAAAACAGTAAGGAGGAAGAAAGATGGATAGTTTCGTAACGTGGGAATCCCTGCTGACATTCGGCGGCTGTGTGGCCGGAACGATCCTTGTCACCGAGTTTATCAAAAAGCTGTTTGGTGAAAAGGTTCCCGCGCAGCTTGTTTCTTTCCTGATTGCCGCTGTGATCCTGTTCGTCGGGCATCTGGCAACCGGGACTTTCATCTGGAAGGAAGCCTTGCTGTATCTGATCAACGCCGCAGCGGTGAGCCTGTCCGCAAACGGTGGATTCGATGCAATCAAGAAGGCTTTCGGCGGAGATGAAAAAGAACCGCCCGACATTGATTTATATTGAATAATCCCTGCCCCGCTTCGGCGGGGTTCTTTTTTTATTGTTTTTGCATACCGTTTTGCATACCACAAACGGCACAAAAAGCACGATACGGCACGATTGGCACAGCATAAAAGGCAAGTAAAAAGCCCTGAAACGCTTATGTTTCAAGGCTTTTCTTGGTACGCCCGGTGCGATTCGAACGCATGGCCTTCAGAGTCGGAGTTTTCCGGCCTTATGTGCTGAAAGCGTTATTTTTCAACGGGTACAAGGTAGGGGGATGGATTTTGCATACCGTTTTGCATACCATTCAGCATGTTTTCCACCTGATTTATGCTGTCACGGGTGCGCTTTTCCCCTACATGATCGTAAATCCTGAGAATCATTTTTTCATCGGCATGGCCCATCCAAATCATGGCCTGTTTCATGTCAACACCAGCGTCACGGAGGAAGCGGGCGCAGTAGGTATGGCGTAAATCGTGCGGGCGTATGCTGATTTCATGCCCGGCGGCGCGGGACAAGTGGAGCAAATAGCTATCCCAAGCGCGTCTGAAAGCGGTATCTGTCATTACTTCGCCCGCTTTCGTGGCTACGGCGCGTTCTGGCGCGTTTTTTAAGAAGGGGTATAGAATGGATAGGATCGGGACAGAGCGCTTTCCTGCGGCTGTTTTGGGCCTTACAATCAAAGGGCGGTTTCCGCTGAACCGAACGGATTTATCAACATGGATTAACCCGGCGATTAAATCTATATCTTCCCGCGTCAGGGCCAGCACTTCACCACGGCGCAAGCCAGCGCACATCATAATCATGGCGGCAAGCTGCATCCGGTGGGGTGTGGTTCTGATAAGGAGCATTTCTTCATCCGTCAATGCGCGGTGTGTTCCTGCTGGGGCTTTGGGCGGCTGGGCGTGTTTGGCCTTGAAGGGGTTCTTCCGGCATAAATCGTTTTCAATGGCGGTTTCAAAAAGCGCCACATAAAGCATTTTAGCCCGGTGGACGGTGGATGCTGAATAGCCCTGGAAATGGTGCCAGACGGCGGCGGCATCGTCCACGGTAACATCTGATAGGCGCTTCTCCCCCATGATCGGTAGCAGCGCTTCAAGCTGTTTGGCATAGTCATTATAGCACTTGTCAGAAACGCCCGCCTTATGCAAAGGGAGCCATTTCATGATGTATTCACCCACGGTTGGCCCGCGAAGCTGGGCGGCCTCCCCGGCGGCTTCCCGGCGCTTGTATTCATCACGGGCGGCAAGCGCTTCGTCGGATGAATTCCCCATGAATTGAATACCCTTGTATTTGCAGCAGTACCGCCCATCTTTCCGGGCTTTCAAAACTTGTTTCTTCGGGCGCGGCACGGAATCACCACCTTGTCAATGCTTCAACCTCCCGAATGTTTCTTGTGTTCGTGTGATCGTT